GCAATACCTTAGGCAGTTTGTCAATCAACTCTTCTTTGGTGAATGGAAACATACCATCTTCTATCCATGACAACATCTCATTGTACACGTTAGTATAGTCTTTGTCAACACTTTTCGATGCGAACATTGACAATGTGTTCACCAAAAACTCTCTGAGGTCTTTGATCGAATTGTTAAGAAGATAGTTTCTCATGTCGGTACCATGGATATATTCCATGTCGAGAATTGTTCCATCATAGTGATAGATTTTAGGAACATCAACATAACCAAGAAGTGCAGTCAATCTTTCATAGTTGCGATCAACGTTTTCTATCTTGCGAACAAACATATGATCTTCTGACTGCATTAAGGCCACAGTCGAACCAGAATGTCCTTTGAGTTTCTTTAAGAGTTTTTCCATAGATCCATATCATCACGAATAAGCGAATGAGGAGTACCGTTGTATTTGCCTGGCGGAAATGGATTTTTCATATCAACATATACCAAGTTTTCACTAACAAGTCCACATCTATGTAGATTAGCACTCATCATATCTTCGCCAATCATAGCACAACCGGCTTCATAATACTGACGCATATAGAGATATGTAGACATATACTCTGTCATCACAAGATTGCTACCAAAAGCAAACTGGTCATTGCCGAAGTCTCTCAGTGGTGTCATGCGACAGTTTGGAATATATAGCTTGTTCTTATCAAGTTGATCAAATGGCAGAACACCATTCAATGCATAGTCAAATCTTGTCTTCACAACCCAATCATACTTACCGTTTAGTATTTCATATTCAGTCTTCTTGATTAATGAACGAAACACCGAATAGAACATAGACGCTGTAGCATAAGGAGGCCAACCCTTTGCGTCTGGAGTATTAGTATAAATCTTGTTGTACTTTTCAGTTATATCTTCATAAGGCATTTCAGCCTGCCAACTCTTAGGCCGGTATAAATCAATAACATCATCCATTTTATAGACCTTATTGATCCATGTGTGAACAAAGATATCACAGTCATACTTGTCTAGAAGATTCTTCTTTAAATATTCGTATCCTTGCGCGTATGCGCGAGGTTGACCTGAGATACAGACTGCAATCTTCATGAGCGAACTCCCTTATATACACTCTCTAAGAACCATTGATTGAAACGATCTAGATCCCAGTTTCTCAATAGTGATTTTCTAGGAAGAGCTTCGACATTTGCCATCATTTCCCATTCGCGCATATCTTGATCGACCTCAATGATAGCATCGATAAAATTATTATCTGACACATAATTGTGACGGGAAATATAAGTACCCTCTTCAAAGTCTAATGCTACAGTCGGTGAACCCCAATAGATCGGTACGGTCTTAGCAATAAAGCCATGCATGATCTTCTCGGTGCAGTAACCGGGCCATGAGCTATTCTCAAAGCACAATGAGAAACGACACTGACGAAAGAAATCAATCTTAGACTGCACATCTCTAGGCAGAACACCACCAATGTTATTGAACAATGGACCGCCAGACATGACTGGCTTATATTCGTTCAACATGTGGAATATCTTATTACGATATTCGCCATTTGGATTGGCTGCTACGAAGCCGCAGAACCATGCTTTATCATCATACTTTACATATTCTCTAGGCAGATTCAACATATCAGGCACACCATTCTTTGTCTGCACCCAGTTATCCAATACGTATAGAGGCAGACGATAGAACTGATTACCATCCAGATGATCAAATGAGATAGCATGATGAGCCTCATAATGATATGGTCGTCTATTCTCACCAGTGAAGAATATCTTGACCACTTTATTAGGATCAAAACTTTTGTTATTCTGACCAAACGTCTCGTCACAGAAGATTAGATAATCTGGATCTGTATCATCACGTTCAATATCAAAAGTCTTAGACAACACATCAATGAAGAAATCATCAAGTGTTTTATAATAGTCTGTGAATCCCAGTCTCAGTTTCGGCTTAGTCATTGTACTTGGCTCTGATCTTCTCAGCTAGACCAGCAACGCGATCATACTGATGAACAATATAGAATGGCATATCATAACTATTGAATACGATACCCTCTTCATTGATAATAGGCTGATCAGCTAGATACTTCGTCTGATATAAAAGCTGGGCAGTAGGATCGTTTCTCTGACCAATATCGCCAGAACCGGATGCAATAGCAGGCAAAGTTGTACCAAGATTGCATGCCCAGCCCGAACCATTGCCGAAGAACTCAGTACGGTTCTTGAAAACGTCAGTATTCAGAATGAAGTTATATACAGCCTGATCAACAATAGGAATTGGACGATTGACGCTCAACTGTAAGATCATCAACATCATATCCCGCACAAGACTCATTTCTCCTGCCATCACACCAACGTTATAGATTTCCTTATCTTTGATGATATTATGGAAAAACGGACCGAATGCTTGTAGATAGTTGTTATTACCCCACGGTTCATCTTTGTATGCTAGACCTTCACCTGCTGCAATGAATCCATTGAATGTATCACCGCGCAAGAATGTCATAGGATTGCGCTGAAACACAACGTCACGAACATCGGTTGTGACAACAAACTCATATTCTTCTTTCGTAGTATTCAAGAAATTCCAGATGTGAAAGAAGCGTTCAACATGAGGCGGCATCTGACTGTTAGATGTATAATTGCCATCATTGTCTTTCTGACCATACGCTAAAATCTGCACACCCTTTTCAGCAATCTTTTCAAGTTCTGCTAATACAATGTTAGTGACAACTAGAACAATATCACCATCAAAGCCAGACTTCTTGATTGAATTGATCCAGTATTTTACATCATCGTACTTGTAGTTTGACGCTCCGCCGATGATTAGATCTTTAGCCATGGTAGTTCTCCATTATAATGTGCGAGTTGTTCTGCATTACCTTTGATGAAGAAGTCGGCATCAACCGAACCAGGATTTCCATCTAGACGATAGCAGAGAGTGTGTTTACAATTTGTATCCCACTTTGGATTTTGTGGCAATACGCTATACAGATATCTACGATCACCGCCCCAACCAGAATGCCAGAGATGACAAGTATTTTGCAAGAACTTTCTTTCAAAAGCGAATGAAGATGTATCTACGAGATATTGGGGATCGTTATGTGTGAAATAGATCGGCCACTTGCCAAGAGCTTCGCAGTTGTCATCCGCAACAAAAGACTTGTCGGGATTATAAATCTTGCGGAGAGAATGTGCGAAATCATTACCGCGATCAAGTACTTCGACAAGAGAAGATACATGATCCGGTTCATACCAATTGTCTTCATCAAGAAAGAAGATATAGTCGGCATTAAGGAGATGAGGAACACCAGCATAGATTCTGTGACCGTAGAATCCGTTTGCGCCTGTATTGTAAGGCACAATCATAGTGCGGACAGATTTTAAATTACCTTCGGGAAATCTGTTCCATGTAGAACGAAATGCTTCGTTAGTAGCATCTTCATAATCATATCCATCAACAACCACAAGATGTTCAAGATTGCCATATGTTTGCTTTTGAACGCTTTCAACAGCATCGGCTAATTTGGGAGAACCGATTGTGGGTGTGACAACGACTACGGATTTTTCAATAATGAGTTTCATAATATACCTATAAAGAAAGAAGAGGATGCTAGTATATAGCACCCTCTCCACAAAGTCAACTATTACTTAAGCGGGATGAGACCCTTGTCTACAAGATAGCCATCTGGGCCGATAGCATCTTCGCTCTTGTATTCTTCCATGAACTTCTTCAAGTCTGGATTAGATTCCAGATGTGAAGTCTTGAAGTATACATAAAGCTTACGTGAGATAGGATATTTACCAGCAGCGATTGCATCATATTCAGGAACAACACCATTGACAGTAGTGCCTGAGATTGCATTTGCATTCTGCTCAAGGAAAGAGAATCCGAAGATACCTAAAGCTTGAGGATTGGCTTGAATCTTCTGAACAATTAGATTGTCATTCTCGCCAGCTTCAACATAAGCGCCATCTTCACGAACAGAATGACAGAATGACTTTGCATCTTCTGGTGATACGATGATATTATTCTTCTTAATGACAGACTTACATTCCTTTTCAAATACCAATTCAATAAATGAATCGCGGGTACCTGAAGTTGGCGGCGGGCCTAGAACTTCAATTTTGTCAGCAGGAAGATCATCACGAATGTCCTTCCATGTCTTAGCAGTATTCTCTTTAAAACCCCCATCCACGAAAACATACTTGGCTAGTGCCTTGTAAATGTCTTCAGTTGTCAAGTTCATATCAACGTGTTCCTTAGATGCGGCTAGGACAATAGCATCAATACCAATTTCAATGACTTCTGTTCCCTTAACGCCAGCCTTGGCACAAGCCTCAACTTCTTCCTTCTTCATCTCGCGCGAAGCATTAACTGCATCAGGAGTATCTGCGCCATCACCAGCACAGAACAACTTAATACCACCACCAGTACCAGTAGATTCAACGATTGGTGCAGATACACCATTCTTCTTAGCAAACTGTTCTGCTACGGCGGTTGTGAAGGGATAAACAGTAGATGATCCAACGACACGAATCTGGTCGCTAGTAGCATAAGCAGCACTAGTGCCAAAAGCAAATAGAGCGGCAGCAAGAGCAATCATAGTTTTATTGTTCATAGTAACTCCATAATTAAAACTGAGGGAGTTAATTCTCCCTCAGTATGTAATGTCATTGGCCAGATAGCCAATCAGCTTCTTCATTAGTATAAGGAGCCATTACCAATGTCTCCTATCATTATAGGACTTGCGGTCCCATTCACGCTGAAGCCATTCTAAATGAGCTTGATCGGTAGCTTGACAAAGATAGTCGTACATACGATCATGTTCACTTTTGCGAGTGAATATTTTCTTCAGTGTTCTTATCATTATTTCTCGCCGTATTTCTCTGATAAAAACTGCTTCGTAGCTTCGCCGTTATGATCAGCAGGTTTTTCACCAATGTTGATCTTCTTAGGCTTCTTATCTTCTGGAATGAAACGTTCAAGCCAAATCTTTAGCATACCATTGATTAGATCAGCATTCTTGATTTCAATTGAATCTGCCAGAGTAAACTGGCGAGTGAATGCGCGATCTGCAATACCCTTGAAGATGTAGTTGTCATCGGTATCGTTTGTTTGGACATTACCCTTGATCGTCAACTTGCCGTCTTCCAGTTCAAGTTCTAGATCCTGCCTGCCAAAACCAGCGACGGCGATTTCAATAACATATGTGTTATCACCTGTCTGTCTGATATTGTAAGGAGGATAAGTAGGGATCTTAGGCATTGATTCGCTGAGTTCAGCTATCTTCTTTAAGATTGGCTCAAAGCCTACTGTGGTATTGAACTGCTTGGCAAAAGAAAAGGGATCGTAATTTAACTTGTGCATATGTAACTCCTATTAAGCAAGTTTTTTGTTAGTCCTCTTTCCATTAGGCAAAGAGGGTGTGAGGTACGCAATACATTATCCCTCACATCACTATATATAACACTTCTCATCTCAAATGTCAAGTGCTACCAAGGTAAAATTGGTGTTCTTTTCCATTGATTAGTTGCGACACAGATATAAAGATATTCGCCATCCCAAGAAATTTGACCAACATTTCCCGTAGTCGCGGAAAGAGGTATCGTAACATTACTGAGAAGATGAATATCTGTCATTTTTAGGCCGCCGGCAACGGTAACAGATGTATTGGATATTTTAGTATTGGACCAATTATTAGCGGCCGCACCTAAAACATTAGTGTATACGTTAGCGCCAGCACCGATACTAACACCGGTTGTTATCATATAGTTATTGCCAGCAGTACCAACTTCTCTGGCATAGACGTTAGCACCAGCACCGACAGAAATTCCAATCGCGTTTGTATAATTGTTACTAGCAGCACCGACTTCTATAGTGTATGAAGTTGATGTTGATCCAGAGCTTGTGCTGATTGAAAGTGCGTATGCATTTGCAGCTAAACCTGTTGCTGCAATCTGAACATTTGACCAAGCATTAGAGGCCGCACCAACTTCTATGGCATAGTTGTTCGCGGACAAACCCGTTGCAGCAATTTGAACATTTGACCAAACGTTAGACGCTGCACTGACCTCTATAGCATAGTTGTTCGCAGCTAAACCTGTTGCTGCAATTTGGATGTTTGTCCAATCATTGGCCGCTGAACCTGTTGCTGCAATCTGGACATTTGTCCAAGCGTTAGATGCTGCACCGACTTCTATGGTAAAATTATTACCAGCCGCAAAACTTTCTGTGACATTGGCACCGCCAACAAAAGAAACATTCGTTATAACTTGAGGCACTACAATCGTAAGATTAGCGACATTTCCATTTACCAATACACGCTCAAGATCAGTATCTAAACGCAAATCGCGGAAGTTCTCATCCAATTCGCCATATGTTAAGGCTTCATCTTTTACGCCTCTATATGTAATAGTCATTAATATTGCTCCACTTGCGTATTCGCTGTATAAGCGCCTGTATAACTGTTATTACCATCTATGTATATGCCAACATATGATACGAAGGTATTACCTTCATAGCCTGGATTATTTACTACATAGTCAGAATAGAAATAGCTACCAGCATCAGCATCAGCTTTATCCATAGTTGTGCCAGCACCAGGATAAAACTTTATAAGTCTATTCTTCCTACCACGAAGGCGATAACGATAATCAACGCCGCTAGGTTCTAATTCTGCTCCTTCAGGAAGATTGTTGATTAGTACAACCATTAACCGCCCGCAAATGTATTATCAGAACCAGAAGAAGATGCATTTGGCACCCAACTCCCATGACCACCAGTACCGTCTAATAACCTATGAACACCTATGCCATTAACAAAAACTGTGCTACTGCCCGCCTTAGCAGGATCACCACAGGATGTTTTGTCGCCGATACGAACAACCTTAGCTCCATTTACATAGGTATCTGGCGAACCATTAGCATAGCTCGTTCTATGAAAAGGATTAGGAGTCATACTTTCATGTCCGATATGCTTATCTACTCCCACTCTTGTTATCGACTTATTAGCTACTTGTGGCATTATGCTACCTTCTTTGGTCTTCCTCTACCGCGCTTGATTGGTTCTTCTGAGGCTTTTGTGTACTGTATATCTTCTGGATTGAATACTGCTACACCTGTGGATCCTAGTCCGCCCACGCGATCTGTCTTCTGAGTTGGCGCTTCAAATATTTCCCAAAGTATATATTCTTCTTGCTTTACCAATTCGGCCTGAGCAATTCTATCTCCATGATAGATTGTCTGATCAACTTCCGTGGTATTTGTGAGAATGATAAAAGTCTCGTCTACATAATCTGAATCAATAACAGCTTCAAGATTTGCTAGAACAAGACCTTGCTTATATGATAGACCAGAGCGTGGATGAATACGAAGAGAATATCCAGTGGGGATATCAAAGATGAGTCCAGTAGGAACTAGAATACGATCACCTGGCATAAGACGAATGCTGCCATCTGAGAGTGATCGACTAAAAGGCGCATTCGTTTTGTTATAACCGTGATACAGTGCTTTGCCTTCGGCCTGAAATGAAATGTCGAAACAGGCTGATTGCTTTGTGCCAAACTTAGGTAGTGCAATATTAGAATCAGTCTTATAAATGTTCAATCTATTCATTATATACTCCATTGTCATTGGTTTATTAAAGCGGCTCTACAGCAAGGCCTGTCTTGATAAGAATCAAATCAAAAGCTGCTGTGTATCTGCCATTGTTGGATCTTGTTGTAATTCTCACATCAATATCAGATTTTTCAGGAATAGGAATAGGCGTAGAAAAATTATAAGTGTATTGCCCGCCAGCGCCCGCAACTTCAAAAGAATGTCCTACTCTGAAAGAAGTCTGTCCAAAATATCTAACAAACATGTTACCCGTAGCATCCGCAGCGGCCTGCGCTGACATTGTTCCCTGCTTTAAGTATGCGGTATAATTTGCCGGCACAGTATATACTGACATAAGTGTCTGTGCAAGTCCAACAGTAATTCTTGCGACTGTTGTTGA